CCCGTTAACTGACCAGTAATACCAACACTTTTGACTGATGGTGCCTGATGAGGTGAGCAGTTTACGTCGAAGGAAATTCTTGACCATCTGCTGTCGTCGCTCTTTGGTTGTAGGTGACTTAGCCATGGTGTTTCAATAATAAGTTTTTGTAAAAATATTGACATGTTGTCAGCTCTTTCCTTAGAAGCTGATATTATCATTATTTTTTTTTCCGAGTCATTAAATAGAGTCCATAAAACAAAAGCACCAGTAATCCAGCTCTTGCCAACTCCCCTAAATGCCTGTATTTGTAGTCGCTTGGGACCATTCTGCAAGTAATCTGCAATAGCATATTGTGCCCTCGTAGGTTGGGGAAGATCTAGCTGATCCCACAAAGCTTGCAGAAACAGCTTAAAATCGTCCTGTAGGGCGGTTAAAACATCTGTCATATACGAATCTGTATAAGTTATCTTTGTCCGCCTCTAGCGGCTCTTCTAGCATCCATATCCATCTCAGAACTTGATCTAGTTCCTTCGTCAATTTGGTATCTAGCAGCTCCTGTAGCTAATTGAAGAGCCATAGTAACAGGTGTAGATATACCATAACTAAATGTATCTATTACTTCTAAACCGGCATCAAAAGTGCTTAGTCCAAGTTTTGCAAAGTTCTTAGCAGATGGATCTTTTGTAGCTGCCTTTACGTCTGAAGTTACAATTCCTCCAGCTATAGTAAGTCCAAGTCCCGGAATAAGAAATCCAGCTTTTTTAACAAGTGGATTTTTCATAACATTTTTAGTAACTGAAGTAATCCGGCTATTCTTTATAAGTTTTAATGCTCTAGAACTAGGGTTTTTCATTTCCATAAGTTCTAAAGCTTTATTTTTTCTAGCAACTTCTGCTTGTTTTATAGTATTTTGTTTACCAGTTAACTCTTGAAAATTTTTTGGATTATCTCCAATACCTGTATCTTGAAGTATTTTTTTTCGTCTATCATATTCTTTAGTAGTTATAGTGCCTTTGTCTGACTCTAACTTTTCTACCATTGGACCAGTTTCTTGAACTTCATAAATATGGTCTCCTTCTATTCCTGCTGGAAGTTCTTTTGTTTTTGCTTTAAATTCTTTTTGTTCTTCAACAGTATTTAAAGTATTAGATAATCTTAAGTTTTCAGTTCTTTTTGTACCTGAAGCAGCTAAAGCATCTTTGTCATTCCATCCCCAATTTCCGCCTTTTTCTTTAAAAACTGTTTCAAATGGTCCATCAGGTCCGTCGGTAATAATAGTTTTTGTATTGGTGCCTTTTTTAGAAAGATTACCCTTTGGTGTTTTGGGGTTCTTTTGCATTTGGTCCGTCAAAAACGTTTTAAGATCGTTTTTCTGTGATTCTTTTATTCTGTAGAAACCATCGTCATCAGGTTTAAATTTAGGTTTTGCCATTATGCTGCTATGTGATCTTGGATTAGTTGTTCTCTATCAGGTTGACTTCCAAATGTTTCTCTTGACCATCTAAGCCAATCACTACTACCTTTACCTTGGTTGCACGCCCTACAAGCGGGTACAAGATTTGTTGTAATACTCTCACCACCTTTGCAACGAGGCTTAACGTGGTCGAGTGTAAGTTCTTTAAATTCATAATTTTCTCCGCAATAAACACATGTACAATTAAAGTGCTCTTTGATAGCTCTTCTCCAGAGCTTCTTTGCTTCAGGACTTGTCATGGTTATTAAATTGTGTAAGTAATGGTCAGGTTTAGGTAGTAGAGGTGTCATTTACGTATTTTAAGTCTGCTTTTTCTGTTAATGGATGGACTTTGAAGTCTTCCCTTGGTAGTACTCCCCTTATAGTGAGCAGCGTCTTTCCCGTCACCATTTCCGTAGGTACCAAGTTGTCTATTAAGTCTATTTGCATTGACACGTAATTGTTTGCCTTTAGTTGTTTTGTTGTATTGTTTTTGTTGCTTGAGCCTAGTAGCTCGAGCTTTAGGGTTGGATCTATAGTATTTAGCTGTACTTGCCATAGAGTCTTTCCTTTACTAATTTTGGATCTACTGTTGGCATAACCTTTGCTAATTTAGATAAAGGATTACCGTCATAAGCAACACCACTAATATCATTAGTTTTTAACCAATCACAAGCTGCCTTTAGATCCTGTGTAGTTGCTTCACCCGATTTTATACGAGTTAAGAATTCTTTAGTAACTAGGTTATGCAACTCGTTAAATTGGTCTTCGGTTGCTTTTTTCTTCATTTTGCTCCTTTCAGAATCGCCTATAAGGGCGATGAAATAAGTTTTAGGTATGTTTGTACCTGATTATTTAGTCTTTTTCTTAGCTTTTTTAGATTCTTCTTCAGCTTTCTTTTTAGCTATCTGTTCAGATATTGTACTCATTATTAAAGTCCTAATCCTTTTTTGACGATTGCTAGAGCTTTATCATCAAGCTCATTATCACTCTGCTCTACTAGTTTTTCTAATAATTCAACGACAAATGTCTTGAATTTAGGTGATCTGAGTGCAGATAATACGAATGGTTTTGCTAGTGCTAACATTTTATTTATTTAATAAGGATTGTATTGGAACGACATCGCTGCACAAATGTGCAACTCTCGTTTCCGGGCGGAAGGTGAATCCCTTACGCTGTAATTCGGCACATTTAAGAGCACGAACTAGCTCGAAGTCGAGCTTATTTTTTTGTATCTGACTTTCAGCCATGCGTTCACATTGCTTAGTCAAATCTCGATTTAAAGGAACTGAGAAGTTTAATTGAAACCCCCAGTTCTCTGATATGACATAACCATCTTCTGTTTGTGGTTCAGTGTCATTACCCATGTAAAATGGGCTAAATGTCATCGTGCTGCCATTGCAAGAAATGTTGCTACCAAAGGCTTGTCGGCTAGGTGCTCCATTATTTTGAAATTGTACAGCTTGATTTGTGACGTTTCCAGTGGCTGCTGCCACGGGATTCGACGAATTATTTGTATCTCCTTCAGCAAATACCGGACTGCCTACTGTGAGAAGACAGACAAAGAGTTTGTAGTGGAGTTTATTGTAAAGTTTCTGGTTGTATCCCATTGTTCTACGATGCCGGCAGCTCTAGTTGTTGTTTCTAATACCCAAGGATCAGATGCGTTGGTAACACTAAATGTTGTACCAGTTCCAGATATATCGGCTGAGGGTGTTATGTTTGTTCCTGACCATGTATTTACAGCAGCTCCGAACACCTGACGCTGTTCTACCTCAGTTATAGTCTGAGTTGTAGTCGTGGTGCTATTCATCGAACCTGTAGTAAATTGTGGCGTAACTGTGTTGGCTCTAGCTATGTTGGGTGCACACAGAGCTAAAAGCAAGATTAATTTTTTCATGCTTTTGTTGTTGGTTTTTTAGTTTCTCCGTTTCCGTTCTTTTTTCCGTTACCATTTCCCGTAGAAAGCCCAAATGTTGCTAGAGCTCCAGTAAAGATGCTGGCTACGAACGTGATATCGCCTGCTGTAGCTGACTTTTTAATCATTGGCAGTTCAACATAACTTAAAGTAATAATAAATCCACTCCAGATAACAACTCCAAGGCGTACTGCTGCACCAAGCACTGCCATCTGTTCTTCATGGTCGTCTACGTTTTCTTTGAGTCTAGTTAAGAAACTTTTTGGTTGCCCTTTAATTGGCTTAACTTCTTCCATGTTGTTTTAAGTATTGGTTTCATAGCAGTTACAACATATTTAAACGCTGCTGTAGCTGTAAGTGTAGCTGCTACTGACACAACCGCAGTTGTGGTAGCCGTTACTAAGATTTCAGTCTCAGGTACCGGCATTTGTTTTTCTGTAAAAGGTATGTCTACCTTTCTCATTCCGGGAGACTCCGGCTCTTTTTCAGAGGCAGTACCTTCAGGTTCTTCTTCTGCTTGTAAGTCACTAGGAGGTACAACCAGAGGAATGTAAGAAGGTACGTCTGCTGTTGGTAAAGGGATGGATATAGTTTCTAAAGGTATCGGATCAGGAATTACTATCGTTGGTATTTCCATCTTCAAGTTCCCTGTCTTTTAAAACAGCTTGTGTAGCTATAATAGCTTCTTTACAACTTTGTTGTGTTTGAACTGCCTCGTTATATGTTTTAACAAGCTGTTCAAGTGATGTTTTTAATTCTTCAGTGGATGGTTTAGTCATAATTAATTACC